ACTTGAAGCACACTTTTGAGTTAAGGCTTGGTGATTGAGTGCTAAAGCAAGAACGATATAACTTCTAACCTTTCCAGCATGAAGTTCACTATTAAATCCTCTAAGTTCAACTGTATGGTTTCCAGTAAAGAATGAATGAAGGTTTAAGAAGTGATATCTAGAATCGTGATAATGTGTATTTCTACTTCCGTAGTAGCCTTCATACCAGATATCAGCTAGTTGAGACATTGTTTTAGGATGTTTCTTATTAATCGTGTTAACTAAGTGTTCATCCATCTTCTTACAAAACCTCATCCTTTCTTGTTTGATTTCTAAGGCTTTATAAAGAAGGTCGTTTTTACTAGCTACAATGTTGATGAAGTTTCTAATGCTTCTAACATCATGATCTTCACCATTTAAATGAACGTGAATACCACAACTTGAGTTTGTTAGACCTCCTGCTTTTCTAAGTATTCTTACTAGTTCTTGAAGTGTGTTTATGTCCTCATCATAAGTAAGAATTGGACTAACTAACTCGCATGAATAATCTCTTGAAGCACTTATGATCTCACCGTTTCTCTTTGTTTGACATCTAAGGGACCCGTCATACATGACCTTCCATTTTCTTCCGTCAGGGGCTGTGATGACCTTTGTGTCGTAATAGTCTCGGGCCTCGTTGATGGTTCCGCCAAGGTAGTCGGCGACAAGCTTCGAAGCCTTGTTTCTGGTGATACCAGTGAACTCAATTTCAATACCGAATTTTTCTTTGAACATATTGTTTTTACCTCTTTCTTGAAGGTGTATTTCTTTACCCTTCGCACATATATACATCACTCTAAAAACACACGATATCAACTACATTTTTGAGGTATTTTTAAGTATTTTAAAGAGTGTCGAAATTGCTATTAAACTAGCAAAAAACACTGCAAAACTAAGGATTTTTACAAAGAAACGATTTAATTCAGTTTTTGAGATTTTCAGATTTTCAAAATATGTGGCTCGTATTTTTCGTGAGTCCCGCTTGCTCGGTACCCCAAGGATAATTTAAAGGCTACCTGGGGGAGGGTTAAGCCAACAATTATTTATATTTTTCGCCAAGTTTATTAGCCCAACTTTCAGAATAAAAAGAATAGTAGCTGACGTTATGCTTTCTCTCTATACTTACTAAAACATCCACACCAGATAAGACTTGGTAAGCCAATCACAAATAACCAAATAGGTCCCAAAATTAAGCTTTGAACTGTGTGTCCATATTCATGTTGGATAAGTTTTAAATCATATGGTCTAGCAGTAAAGATAAACATTCCTAAACTAAGTGAACTTCCTAGTTTCCAAGTAGTAATCACTGCGCCATGAAAGACTCTATGTTTTCTTCCTATTAAAAATAAAAAGAGAATCAACCCTAGTAAGTTTTGGATGATTCCCAAAGTCCACTGAACTAAATAAAATAAAAACTTCTTCATCTATTTTCTTCCTCCCTAACTTCAACTAAGTCACCATCTTCATTCCATTTGTATTTTGGTAACTTACCATTAAAACGACCATGCATCTTGTTATGGCATTCTTTGCAAAGCAAGAGGAGGTTATCTATGTTTAAAGCTATTGATGGATCATCTACGTTATCAAGCGTTAAATGTATTTTATGATGGACCTCCGTCCCAGGCTTTCCACAGACTTCACATCTTCCTTTTGCCCTTAAGATAACCTCTTCCCTTACCTTGTGCCAAACATCTGACTTATAGAAGTTATGTAGACGCTTTGGCTGTAGCCTTCTTGAGCTCACTGACTTTTCCATCTACATTCTCCCAAGGATAAATGTCATTACCAAAGTGACCATATTCCGCTAGTCTTTGATAAGAGATATCCTTTAATTTAAGTTCTTTTATGATGTTGCTTACCGAGAAATCAAAGTGATCATTAATGAGTTTTAAAAGCTCATCATCACTAAGTTTTCCTGTGCCAAAAGTATCTATGCTTACACTTACTGGACTTGCTACTACAATCGAATAAGAAACAGCTACTTCGCATCTATCACCTAGTCCAGCTTCTACAATTGACTTAGCAACAAATCTCGCATAATAAGCACCGCTCCTATCAACTTTGGTATAGTCCTTGCCACTGAAGGCTCCGCCTCCATGATGCGCTACTCCACCATAAGTATCGACCATGAGTTTACGTCCTGTAAGTCCACTATCAGCATAAGGACCACCTCTAAAGAACGCTCCTGTTGGATTAACTAAAATCTCGATACCATCAAGAGTAGAACCAAGTAACGGAATTAAAACTTCTTCTTTTATGATTCTTTTTACTTCTTCAAGTTTTACTCCCTTTTTTGTTTGAGCACTAACCACAATTGTTTTGATATCTTTAGGCTTATTATCAACATACCTAACAGTTACTTGACACTTACCATCAGGCATAAGAACGTCCATGTATTTTTCTTTTCTGATGTTTTCAACAGCTTTAGAAATATCTCTAGCAATCACATAAGGAAGAGATAAGCACTCTTTTGTTTCATTAGTTGCATAGCCATACATGATTCCTTGGTCACCTGCTCCAAGCTTATCTACTCCTTTTGCAATATCCCAAGACTGAGTAGAAACTTTAGTGATAACAACAAAGTTATCAAAATAGCCAATATCTCTTAAAACTCTTTTAGCTACTTTTTCTAAATTCACATGAGCTTTAGAAGTAACCTCACCAAAGATAATGACTAGGTTATCCTTGATAGAACATTCAATCGCTACTCTTGAGTCTTTATCTTTTAGCAAATATTCATCCAAAATGGCATCGCTAATTTGATCGCATAATTTATCAGGATGACCTCTAAAAACTGATTCACAAGTTACATATTTATTCATAATTGTTATTTTTCCTTTCTAAATTGTCTTATTAATTAAAAAAGCCTTGTTGAGAGAGAACTCAGCAAAGCTTCTACATTTGTTTATTACTTTTTCTCTTATTTCTTTAGGAGCTTTAGGAACATCATTATATCTTCCATATTCGCCCCACATGCATTCCATAGCAACATTTCGTGCTTGAACAGCTTCTTCAAAAGTTTTGTAATAGCCTAAATGGATATCTTTTTGGCAAACCTTAATTCTCGCAGTAAATTTTCCTCTTGGCCCATAATATTGAACACCAGCTACACCTGAAGTATTGTTCTTTTGTAATGGTTGATTGCATTGATTTGCCCTATGAGAACAAACTCTAAGATTTGACTTACGATTATTTAATCTATCTAAATCAATATGATCAATTTCTAGTCCTTTAGGTGGATTCATAATTAATCTATAAAGCATATCGCCTTTTCTATTATTCACGCTTAAATTTCCATATTTATCTTTTGAAACATACCATTTGTCATTCTCAATAACTTTTTTATCTTCAACATCAATATAGAAAAAATAACCACAATTGGCTTTTACTTTTAGTGTTTTTCCATTCTCAATTATTTCATATTCATTACACATGTCTCCTCCACAAAAAAAGAGGCACAAAGCCTCGAAAAAACTGATTTAATTTTGATTATTTTTCATTAAGTCGCTTAAATGGAGTAACTTTAAGATAAGACCTCTTCACTATCTAAAACCTTCTTATAATCTTCGATTTCACTAAGTGAGGTTTTATTACCTTCTCTAATTAAAAAGCACCCATCTATTGAGTGCTTAAGAGTGATAAATCGTTTGACTATTACATCTGCATACTTTTCATCTAACTCCATCATTAGTGTTTTTCTTCCTAGTTGTTCAGCAGCTATAAGAGTTGTCCCAGAACCTCCAAATAGGTCAAGTACTAGCTCATTTACTTTAGATGAGTTTTTAATTGCTCTAGCTACTAATTCGACAGGCTTCATTGTTGGATGCAGGTCATTACTTCTTGGCTTATCATATTCCCACACTGTGTCTTGGGTTCTATCATCAACAAAATAATGTGCTGCTCCTTCTTTCCAACCATAGAGGATAGGTTCGTGACGCCAATGATAATCTTGTCTTCCTAAAACAAGTGAGTTCTTGACCCAAATAAGGCATTCAGCAATTTTGAAACCTGCATTTTTCATTGCACTTCTAAAATTCAAGCCTTCACTATCAGCATGACAGCAATAAATGGAACCGCCTACTTTTACATGGTCGTAAAGATTAGTGAATGATGCATCAAGAAACTTTTTAAAGTCCTCGTCACTCATATTATCATTTTGGATAGTCATTCCATCTTGACCTTCATAATTCACGTTATAAGGCAGGTCTGTAAAGATCATGTCTGCTAGCCTTCCATCGCAAAGTTTATCGACATCATCTTTTAAGGTGGAATCGCCAACCATAAGACGATGGTTTCCAAGAATGAAGATATCTCCCTTTTTAGAATAAGGTGTTTCACTAATTGCTCCTTTTTCATCAAACTCATCATCTTTTACATCATCTAAACTTGCCTCTAACTCTTCAAAACCAAATTGCGACATATCAATGTCAGATATACTTTCAAGTTCAGTTTTAAGTTTTTCAAAGTCCCAAGTTGCTAGTTCATTAGTCTTATTATCAGCAAGCCTATAAGCAGCAATCTGCTCATCAGTTAAGTCACTTGCTATTAAACAAGGAACTTCACTTAATCCTAGTTTTTTAGCAGCTAGCCATCTTGTATGACCGACCACTATAACATTGTCTTTATCAATAACTAGAGGCTGTTTCCAACCAAACTCCTTAATGGAACTAGCGACTGCATCAATAGCTGATTCATTATGTCTAGGATTATTCTCATAAGGTTTAATCTCCGCTATATTCTTCATCACTATCGTCATATTCTTCTGTGATTGATTCGACACTGTTCCATTCCTCCTTTTGCGCTTCTAGTTTCTTTTCAGCAAGCCTTAAATCTTCATATCTTTCGCTATATTCTTTCCCAAACTTTTTAGTTAATAGATAAACAATAGCCTTAAAGTCAGGTCCGACTTGCTTTTTAATTCGATGAACTTTCTTCTTTTGTTTTCCATCTTTTTCTTCAATTAATTGATCTTCATCGATAGTTTCATAGCCTATTGCCTTTTTATACATTGCATTTGCTAAGTCCTTTTTTAACTCGTATCTAGATTTGTCCATTGCCTCTTGGATTTGAGGATATTTGTGCTTCAAATTAGTAAAAGTATGTTCTTCAATCTTGAGGTATTTGCACATCTCTCTTTGAGTGACGAGCTTTTTAGAACAATCAGCAATAAAGGCTAAAACTTCTTCTAACTTTCCATCTTTGGTCCATTGCTCCCAGATATCGGTTGTATAGATTCTTTTATTTTTTCTATTAGCCACTCTATTTCCTCCTTTCTTTGCATTAAAAAAGCCCATAGATTTCTCTACAGGCATAGTTATCCCTACTTTCAATTTCCCCATTATAAGCTTACCGGGACTTGACAAATTGTACAAGGTCAACTGAAGGTCTTATTTGTTCTTATTTGTTCTTATTTTTTCAACTCAAGGTCTACTCACGTTCACTAAGACCCATGTCGGCGTTTTTCTCCTTCTTCGCCCTCAAATACGAAATCACATAGCAAAGAACCGAAAGTGCCTGTGCCGTTATCGAAACGATGACCATAGCAAGGATTGAGACATCATATAGAACACCCATCAGCCAACTTCCGAGGAACCAGAAGATGCCAAACGAGAATTCGAACATTCCATATCCCGTCGCCCTGCTGCCTTTAGGCACCATCGAAGTGACCGCGGCCTTGAGTATCGACTCCTGGGCACCCATGCCAATCCCCCACATGGCCACTCCGACAAAAAGCATCGGCAAAGAATCGAATTCGAATATGAAAAGAGAGAACAGGCAGGAACAGAGCGTCGCCCCCACAAGTGAAAACATCCCAAAACTGTCATAGAGCTTCCCAAACAGGACGGCAGCGATTGCATCCACGATCATCGCCCCGGAATAGACGAGAGGCAATGTCTCGGAAGTGATGATGTCACTATTCCCAACGTAAACGTTGCCGATATGCATCCCGACCAGGGAATAGTCAATAAAGCCGAAGGCAAACACGCTAATACCGACGATGTAGAACACGAAGCTAGGCTTCATTTTGAACTTCTCGTGCTTTTTAGGCTCCGGCTCGAACTTGTCCGGGTTCGGGAACTTGTGCTTGGTGAAGAAAAGCAAGGCAATCGTTGCTATAGCTGGTATTAGTAAAAACAGGAAGCAGATTGAATAGTTTTTATATGTATCGCCATCCGTTTGGAGTAACATCACAAGATAGAGTAAAAGAGGTCCTAAGAAAGCTCCGATCTGATCTAGCATTTCTTGTATACCAAAACTGCGTCCGACCTGCTCTTGCGTAGCTGCAAAAGACATTATTGTATCCTTAGCAGGTTTTTTGATGGCTTTTCCTATCCTTTGAACAGCTAAAAGGATGCAGGCTAAAATCCATCCATTTGGACCAACAAACGCTAAGAGTGGAACGGCAAGAATGTCAATTAGATAACCTAATATCACCATCGGCCAATATTTCTTAGTCTTATCAGTTATTCTTCCAAATAAATATCTGAGAGAATAGCCAAGCAACTCAGCAAAACCAGAGATAAAACCTATAACACCTGCAGATGCTCCTATAAGAGAAAGATAGGTCCCTTGGATGCTTGCGGCTCCCTCATGCGTCATGTCCGAAAGGAGGCTGACGACTCCAAATAGGAGCAGGAAAGCCATCGCGCTTGAGATCCTCTTCTTGTTCTTATTCATCTGCCGCGCCCCTTTCAAGCAAGCCTTCGAGTGTCTTGAATTCCCCTTTGCTCTCGGACTTGGAACGCAAATAAACCCTTTCCAATAGCGATGCAAACGTTCGCCTTTCCTCCTCGCTCAATGCCTCGAGGATGTATTTGTAATAGAGATCCTCGAGATGCCTTTTCGATATCTTGAGCTGGTCGGCCTTCTCGGTCGCGTAGATGATCGATGCCCTGCCGTCCTTTGGGTCAGGAGCTTTCCTCAGATATCCCCTCTTGACGAGAGTGGCCACCTGCCTTGCGACCGCGCCCTTGTCCGTTCCCAATATCCTGCATATGCCGGCCTGACTGATGCCGTCGTGCTTCCTGACGACATGGATGAGATCGAATTCCGAACTGCCGATGCCGTCCTTCTTCAATGTCCTCACGACGAATTTGTTTACTTCCCTCGCGATCTTGGTGATCTGTGAATGAGTTATGTCCATGAAAGCCTCCCGATAATTAGTTGATATATCAACAATATAATTAGATGATACTACAACCATTTGCCCGAAACAATAGAACTAAAACGTTTTCATCGTTTTTTTCTACCTTCAAAGTCCTTAGATTTTCCTAACGTAACGAACGTACCGCCAAACGTACCAAAGCGTACCGAAAGAAATCTTCAAACGTGCCACTCGTTAAATCTGCTCAAGGTAATGAACGTAGGTCCAACATTTTTGAAATCTCGAAGAAATTATCGCCACGTTAGATTACGTTAGAATTTTTAACGTGTTTTAACGTAAACGCTAATTCTCCCTAATATTGCCAATAATTGCCCTAATTCGGCCTATATTAGGCGATAGTGAGGCTAATTCTTAAACTAACGTAAATGAATCGCGAGCCACATTCACTTCTAACGTACTACGTTGAAATCATTTAACGTAACTAACGTATACCGCACGTTAGACAAAAATCTTCAAAATTAAGTATCTCGTTAGATCACGTTATCTTTTCTAAGGTATTTCAACGTATACGCCTAAGGAGACAACCGTCTGGATTTTATGTCTTTCGTTGTTTTTCCTTGTCTTGCTTCAACGACTTTAACATATACAGCGAACGAGACAACAATCTCAAAAAGAAAAGACTACGTTTACTTACCTTGGAGGCTTTTAACGTAGTCAGCGTATACATCGAGATTAGACTTTGTCTCTTTTGGCTATCTCTTCCATCCCTGCATCGTGAAGTCGGTAGATATAGCTTTTGGAGACACCCATCTTCTCTGCTATCTCGGTGTATTTCATGAAGGAAACCTCGCGGTACAAGACTGCCTTAAGGACCTGCCCATCCTCAAGTATCGAGGTTATGGCTTCTGCGGCTTTGATTGATTTGGCTTCGAACTCCTCCTGAAGTTCCTTCACTTCTTTTTCAAAATCGAGCTGCTTGAATATCCACTTTTCAAAAGGAGCTTTGCCACTAGGTTGAGTATGTATTTTTTCTTCACCCCACATAGGACCAGGAATCATCATAGACTGTTCCTTGCAGTATTCAATTCGGCCTTCTAATTGCTTTATTTTGGCTCGTAAGGCGCTTAATTCACTTAGCTCGTTAATTATCCCCATTAGCATTTACCTCCTTTCTTTTGCCTAATATTTCTATTTCAAGGGCTATTCCTATTGGTTCATCACTCCACAGCTTTTCAACTACTTCCCTTACGACTTGAGCATCATCTTTCCAAAAGCCAACTTCAGTCATACAGTCTTTTAAAAGTTTCTCAAGGTTATCTGTATCTGGTTTAGTAACTCTCCATTCGAGATGTTTATGTGTTTTACCTTTTGGAAATAGCCATGTGACCTTTAACTCGATAGGACCACTCATTGGCTCACTTGGTTTAAATGGTCTTAGATGTTTCTTAAGTTCTTCTTTTGCTCTAGTCACATTCTCAGGTTTATAGAATCTAGGTTTACCATTAACTATCGCCACCTTAGTTTCTTGAGCGGTAATTGTTGGCGGATCTAACAAGAGAAATAACTTCATATGCTTCAGTCATCCTTTGTCTTAGGTTCACCAAGTTCAATAAAATTGAAGTTTTTCTCCCACTCAGGGTCGTAGAGTTTATTTGAAAGAAAAACTATCTCGATGTCTTCGCCTTGCAAGTCAGGGTTGTCCATATCCAAAGTTCTACACTTAATATATCTTCTATTCTCAATTGCCTTATCTTCAAAGACCATTTCTATATAAAGTCTTTTTCCATTAAGTTTGAGTTTCATATTTTTTGTTCTTTTCATTATTTTCTTACCTCCAATTTTCTATTTTTACTTTTAACTAAACTTACAGAAAATGCGAACTTGTAAGTTACCTCAGCAACGACACGGACGTAGGGAAGGAATAGGGGTGGCTTTGAACCCCTATTTCTTTCCAAGTCCTAATTTTCTGTAAGGAAATTATATATATAGGCTGTTTACAGAATTTCCCTTTTTGAATTACTCCTTTTTCAGGCGTGTTATGATGCCGTTTTTGATTGCATAATCTTGTGGGAATTCTTTTATGTATGAACGCAACGTCTTTTCAGTTCCATCAAACATAGGCAAGACGTCATTTATATGAACTTTATCTTCACCTAAGCAAGCTACATCGAATGCATTGTCTAGTTTTGCTTTTCTATCATCTCTAGTAGAGTAATTAGGTGATGCCTTTTGAGCATTATGGATGTCACCCTTTGGATAAAACTTATCTAATTGACCCGTAGTATCAACAATATGCAGTGGATACTTGAAGAATACCTTTCTACTTTTTGGCTTAGGAAATTCACGAGCCACACACTCTACTTGGTAAGCTAGGACTTCATTTCCATAATCCGAAACATTATTTTTATAGTTATCATCCAGTTCGAGTTCGACCATATCCATAAGTGCGTCAGGATCTCTAGCAAATACACCACTGCCACTTGCTCTATCCTGAGCGGTTTTGCCTCCCTGTGCACCTTTAGAATGATGGTGTGCATAAATGACTGTTGCGTGAAGTTTATCGCAAAGAACATCAAACTGATTACAAAACTGAGCCATTTCAGTAGCATTATTTTCGTCGCCAGTAATAACCTTATAAATTGGATCAATAATGATGACATCAGTATCACTGCCCTTTAAGTCTTCGATAAGTTCTGGAGCAAGTTTATCTAATGGCTTTGCTTTGCCTCTAAGATTTATGACATTAACTTTATCAACAGCGCTTTTATCTATTTTTAGCTCTTTACACACGTCTTCAAAACGCTTGACAACACTGCCCCTATCAATTTCTAAGTTAATATAACAAACATTAGCTTTTTCGCATTTAAATCCAAACCACTCAGTTCCTTGAGATAAGGCAACAGCAAGTTCAATAAGTGCGAAGCTCTTTCCTGACTTTGAAGCCCCACTTAATAGAAACTTATGACCTTTTCTTAGATAACCATGTAACAGCTCTGGTGCCAATGGCGGTGGATTATTTAAAAGCGTGGCTAGGTTTTCTACTACAAGATCATCGTTCCTACCTAATGAAGCCATCCAATCTTTCCAGGAATCATAGCCTAAATTGACACCTAATAATGTCTGAATTATGCCATTTCTTGTTACTCCTGGCATTCTAGATAATCTATTAGGATCTTTATTTTGGATATCTATCGAAATGCCATTATTTTTAAGAAAATCGTAGCAAAACTGCACTCTTTCTTCATATTCTTGAATATTGGTGGCATCGACTTTGACTATCGCGTGTACAGATTTTCCACCGCTATAGACCATCGTGGCGATAGGAAGATTAAGCCTTTTGAAAATCTCCTCCTGCTCTTTGATAGGAAGGTCATCAGATTCTATTAAGCAATACGAATATCTAGTGACATTCTTCTTACTTGCGCCTTTTCCATCAAGTGGATTTATTCTTATCCAAGCACCTGCTTCTTTTTTCCAATCGCCTATTGTTGCGCCTAAATCATCAGGATACCTATCTAAAGACTTAAGCAAATCATCAACCTGTTCGATAGTAAACTCCTTTTAGTGGTTCGTATCTATCGTGGTCTTTATTGAAGTAAACATCATTGCTGACATAACCTACATATTCACCACTTTTAAATAGTGCCTTTAAAAATATCTTCAGTTGTTCAGTAGGTTTAAGCTTAGAATAATCAACGCTAGGATCTTCGCAATCTTCCACATAGTCGTCCCACGCTAAAACTCGAGTGTTATTAATCTTCTTTTTAGTGATATAACCACCTTTTTCTCTTGCCAGTTTAATGATAGATGCTCCAGTAATAGGTTTAGAAGAACCATTAAATGACTCCCACTTCCTATAACATTCATCGTGGTATCTATCATCATTCTTGCTCCAATTATCCCAAACGCTACAATCATATCCTTCGTGTTTTAAAGCCATACCAACTTCTATCCACTCTGTATAATTGCAACTAGAAACAGGGATATGATCCAATGCTTCTAAAATATCTTCTTTCATGCCATTATCCCCTTTCTTGGTTCATACGTTTTTGGATTAATTTCAAAAGGAACAAACCATCTATTATTGGCAATTCTTGTAATCATTAAACTTGCATCATCGAATGTCCATAAACCCACATGAAGAAAACCATATCTTTCAAGAAGTCTAATTTGCTTTGGTGTAGCGAGTCCTTCGATTTGTCTATTCTTTAGCTTATCGATAATCAAAGATGCCAAACCTGCATTACCGATATCCTCGGTGTAGATTCCATGTCTTTCGAGATATTCTTTTTGCTTACTAGACATCGGAGCCATCTCCCAAGCGAATGTAGGTTCATAATCAGCTAAGTCTTCAGCGTTGATAGAGAATGCGTATTGAATAGGATCAACGAGCTGTCTTTTCTTTCTTCTCATTTCTTCTAATTCGCGTTTTAAAGCATTTTCCCTTTCGGCTACTATATCTCGCTTTGCTTCTTCTTCAGCTTCGACTAAATCTACTTCATAACCAGAATTTGCTATCTTTTCATCTATCTTCTTGGCTTCTTCTTCGTTTTTTGCTAATAGTCCACTTGGCTTACATAAATCATGTCTTTCAGTTAACCAAAGAAAATCAAGTAGCAATAAATATTCCTTATTAGGAGCAAGCCTCATACCTCTTCCTACCATTTGCTGATATAGGCTTCTAACCTTAGTTGGTCTAAGAATGACGATACAATCTACGCTAGGACAATCCCAACCTTCGGTGAGCAACATTGAATTACAAAGAACATCGTATTCGCCATTTTCAAAGGCCCTAATGCCTTCTTCTCTATCCTTAGAATTGCCATTTACCTCAACCGCTCTAAGTCCATGGACATTCAATAATTCAGTGAACTTCTGGGAGGTTTTCACTAAAGGAAGGAACACTACGGTCTTTCTGTTTTTGCAGTAGTTACACATCTCTAGAGCTATTTGGTTTAAATATGGTTCTAGAGCATTTCCTATTTCACCGACCGCATAATCGCCATTTGAAACACTGACGTTATTGATATCGAGTTTAAGTGGAATCATCTGAGCCTTAATTGGACATAGATATCCTTCTCTAATTGCTCTTGGCATCGAATATTCAAATGCCTTGGAGTCGAAATACTCGCCTAAGTTTTTATGGTCCGCTTTATCTGGCGTAGCAGTAACACCTAGCACATTTGCGTTTTCAAAATGGTTTAAAACTCTTTGATATGTATCTGCTAAACAATGGTGTGCTTCGTCTACTACTATAGTTTTAAAGTAGTCTTTATTGAATTTATTAAGTCTAGAGGGATTAGCTAAAGATTGAATAGATGCAACGGTAACGTTAAGAGGAGAGCCCACCGAAGTAGACTCTGCCTTCTCAAGTGCCGATTCAATTCCGTATGTGTTCTTTAATCTATTAGAGGCTTGGTCCAAGAGTTCGTTCCTATGAGCAATAATCAAAGCCTTAGAACCATCGCTAATTTGATCTTTTATTACGGAAGAGAATATTTGAGTTTTACCAGTACCTGTAGGGCAAACTAGTAAAGTCTTTTTATTACCATTAATCCATTCGTTTTCGATAGCTTGAACCGCCTCTTTTTGATAAGGTCTAAGTTCAAACATAACTATCAACCTCTAGAATGGTAATTCGTCATCATCCAAGATGTCTTTGGCTTCGTTTTGGTTCAAATCGCCTTTAAACTTGGCAATGGCTTCCGCTTCGTAAGGCAAGAACCTATCAATCGAGTTGATGGTCTTGTTTTCGCCAAACTTATTGACATAGCTCTTGGTGGTAAGTCGGCATTTTCCAAAAGAGCCATTCACGATGTTCCATTTCATTTGGATTCTTTCGCCACTCTTCTTCTCCTCAATTGCTCTAAAGAATTGAGATATTTTCCAAGCGACATTTTCACAAAGTAAGAAATCTTGACGAACCCTTGTAGCTATTTTAAGTCCATCATATATCGCTATTGTAACAATCGCTTTAGGACAAGCAGGAACTTTCGCTCCACCTGGATACATAGCTCTTTCAAAATTAATAACCTTAAAGAAATATTCTCCTTCAGGCAAAAGTTTATATTCATCTTCTAAATCAACAATCTCATCGTCCCAAGACAATACTCTATTTTCTAACATTATTTATTTCCTCCGTTTTTAATAGCTTCTTCAATCTTTTTGAAATTCGTTAATACCCAACGTGATATAAAATCATCTGAGTAATCATCAAGTGGCACATCAGCTTTATAATGGCCTTTATTTTCCACAAGTTTTTTAAAGCTCTCTTCACTGATATTTGCTTCTTTTAAAAGTGATTTAACTTTATCTACAAGTGGTCTACTTTTTATAATTTGTGTAGGTTTTGCAGTGTTTTCTTGCGTTTTTAGGCTTTTTTTAGGGTCGACGTTTGAAAACAAATGCTTAATCGAACTAAAACCCATATCGAGCTCTTCAGGCAAATTGAAGCGGTTCTTTGCGTCCCAGCAAGGGTGATGAGTTGTGTACATTACACGCTTTCCACCCTGAGCTTTTTTCGTATTATTTTCAGTGCTTACGACATAGGTTTTATAGTTGCAAAATAGAAGCATATCGCACCATTCCTTAATTAGTGGAGCAACTTGTCTAGATAGTTTCATTTCATATCTATCGAATTGTCCTGCTTCTTCAGGCAATTCAAATTTTCTAGGTTTTGCATGAGCCGTGAAAACTACATTAATTCCTAGCTCAATTAACTTATCTAGCAGTTTTAATAACTTAGAAAAATTATCTGCAACGAATGTATAACCTTTGCCATAACTTATAGCTTCAATAGACGCTACACGATTCTTTTGACAAACATCATCTTCTGCTAATTGTTCAGCCCAGTCAGCACTATCGATGACGAGCGTTTTTGCTATAGATGGTTCGCTTATGACTTCGTTAACGATAGAAATCAGTTCATCCCAACTTTTATTACAAATCACTCTTCTAACATCTAATGTGCTAGTTCCATTTTCTGTATCTATAAAAAGTGGATTTGGAAATTGGCTAGCAAGAGTAGATTTGCCTATTCCTTCAGGGCCATAGAGAATTGTCTTAATGGCACGCTTTTTTATTCCAGTTTCAATTTTTAACATTATCATTTTCCTCCGTTATAATTACTTCTTCTCTAGGATCACTATTAGGAACTAAAGCAAGAGAGCCTTCTTGAATTGATATGTATGGTGATACAAGTTCTTTAAACTTTTCTTTTCCAAGTTTTCTTGTAAGTTCAGTAATTCCAAATAATTTCTTTGCTTGATATGGTTCATAACCTGCCTCAGTTAGAATTTCAGCAACTTTAGATTCATCATTTATCTTTCGAGTAACTCTGGAATGAACTAACTTGTAACCTTCATAGTGATAACCACCTAAAGCTTTCTTTAAACAGTGTTCTTTTACAGCTTGGAAGTAGGCGATGTAGTCATCACATTTGTGCATTATTTCAGCTATTTCTTGTTCACTTAAAAGTTCTATTTTTGAACCCTTTTCTATAATTTTCCTTGCAGAATCTAACTTTTTCTTACAATAAACAAATCCAGGACAGTACTTGCATTTAGAGTTTTCTTTAGCAGTTCTATCACCACTTTTAATGGCTTTTACAGCTGGAGAGATAACCTCTTCTTCAAACTTTAAAAGTCCATCAATTTCCATTTCATACTCATTAGTGTTATTGATGACAGGTTGGAAGATAACTAATCTAACTTTCTTTATTGGATAAACATCTTTAAAACATTTGTAAGTAGCTAATGCATAGATTGATAATTGTGAATTTGGTCGATTTAATTCTTTATCGAAACTCATCACAGGATTCCTACCTGTCTTCAAATCAACAATAGTAAGTGTTCCGCCATCTCTATTTGATATGATTCCCAAATCTAATGTTCCGATTGAGTTATCATCAAAGCCAAGATCTAATTGTTGCTCGATAAGAACCAGTGGTTTTAAAGAACTGTTATGAAGTTCGAATTGGTAAGTTTTGACAACGAAATCTGCATATTTATCTACTATTTCCTGCATCTCTTCGTTATAGCGTTTGAGATTTGGTATTACTTCACATGGCTTTTTTGAATTACCATCGAAATCTTCGACATTTAATGAATTACTAATTGTGGCAGCTGCTAATTCATGTGTTTCTGTACCAAATTCTGCCTGCTCATTAGTTTCACTATTATTCCCATCATTAAATAAAACTGATTGATGGCATTCTAGCCACAACATACTTTTACTAGGGCTAAATATTCTAGAATGATTTTGCGGTTTCATTGTCTTTTACCTCCACACTTACACTGACTGCACTTCTCTACTTTCTCTTTCTCATTTCTTTTAATAGAAACGTCTACTGTTACATCATCTAAATTAAGAGAGAACTTTAGAGCTTTGGCTTTTGGTTCCCTTTCACCAAAGATGGCATGGAGTAACTTTTCTTCT